CGCCTTGTGAAAAGTTTAAGTCTTTTTCTAGCTGAGAGGAGTTAGCTTTAATCTTTTCTCCAATATCTAAATATTGGTCTAGATTAAATAGCTTTATTAAGAACTTTTTCCTGTTAGTATCAGTAGCTTTTAAAAAGTCTAATAAGTCTGTAGATGACTGATAAGTTAGCTGGGAAAATACTTCAAAATCTGCGTCAATAATCTGGCTTATTTTTTTATAAGTATCAAGTACTTTATGCTCCGATATATCGATACCGTCTTGTATTAGTTGAACTTTAGTTTGTGCGCCTACACGTTTAATAGTTACTTTATAATCTACGCTGCCTACTGTAAATGTTAATGCTGCATCCCAAGTTTTACTAGCACCCCATCTATTAAGAATATCTGTTTTCTTAATACCTTTTACATTTTTATTGAACAATAGCTCTTGTATAATAGTAGATATAGAAGATTTTCCGCTACCGTTTGGAGCAGTAAGCTGTGTTATTCTACTTTTATTTAAATCAAGAACATTATTATCTCCATAGCTAAACATATTAGAGAATTCTAAGTTTTTTAATATAATTTTACTCATAGAGTAAGTCCTTTTTCTTTTATAAATAGTTTTCTGATGTACTTAAGGGTAAAGTAATCCCACGTTATAAAACTTTGATACTTATACGCGGCATTTTCTCTTATAGCATCTTCTAAATCTGGTATTATTTTATTATTTTTCTCCCAACCTGTCTGTTTTAATCGTACTTTGAGGTGTGGGAAAGCGTCGTATAGAAATGTATTATCCTTATCTCCCAGCTGCTTGCTATCATAGTTAGCTGCGTAGTGGCAGAATATAGGTTCTAGAGATGTGAAGGTAAAAAATAACTTATTAGTATTAATAGCGTATTTTATTATATTAGGACTGTCTTCCCACCAACCTATACCGATCTTAGTATGAAAATCAGGATTATGCCCAGAGAATATTAATATCTCATCATTATCTGCATAGTGAAATAAATTAGTTAATGCTATTTGAGAGTAAGAGTGCGTAAACTGCCCATACTTTACACCTTCTGGTATAATCTTATTAACCATTCGCTCCATGCTAAGGTTAATTATCTTATGAGGAATATCTCTATCTTTACAATACTTAGCTGCGCATAATATATCATGATTGTTAGTACCATCAAATAGTTGCTGAGATACAGCTCTAAATGGTATACCTTGTTGGTAAAACGTTTCTGCAGTAACCTCTGAATCTATACCTCCTGATAGCGCTAGCACAAAACGATATTTAGAGTTATATCTTTTAGCAAATTCTTTTACTAGCAGAGTTAAATCATTATGAAAACTTGTACCCCTTCTAGTAAACATAGGAGGTGTAGCTCTAATACCTATAGAAGGTACTATTTGAGAAGACACAAAGCTTTCTGGACGCATCCAGCTATTATTCTGTGCATATTCCCAGTATACTCTATTCAAGGATAAGTCTATCATTATGTTTGATTTATATTTTCAAACTCAAGCAGTACTTTATCAACATCTGATACTTTTATATGTGTTAAGTATGTTTTAAGCTCTTCATAAATAGTCATGCCTTTTAGATCTAAGGTAGAGTCTGAGGCAGGTTTTTCTACCATTTTTTTATCAAGTAAATCACTCTTCTCTACTCTACTAAGCTCATCTATAGAGCCTGTAACTTCATACATTACATGATGATAAGAGTCTGCACTCATAAGCTCGCCTACCTTAATTGTACGTCTAATAAGCTTAGGCAGTTTTAGGTTAATAAATTCTCTAGTATAGTTCCTAGAATCTACTAAGTTAAATATATCAATACCATAGTCGCGGTTATCATCACGATCAAAAGTAGTATTTATTGGAGAGCCAGGATAGTAACAGTTAGTGTCAAGATAGCGATGATTAAAGTGTAAATCACCAAGTAAACATAAGCCCCAAGGAGCGAGATAGGCGAAGTCATATTCTGGCGTAATATGTGGCGGAACTTCTCCTCTAATGTGAGTAACCAGTATATCACCATCAACATATTGTGGTAAGTTGTCTGTCTGTACTTCTCCATATGGGAAGAAACAAAATCCTTGTGATCTAAAAACTTCTCTGGAATTCTTAGTGAATACTTTGACCATTGGATTATTAATTGTATTTTCAAGAGTAAAGTGTTCCCAAAATGTTTCGCCTTTTTTAGTAGCTTCATGGTTCCCCGGAATTATATATGTTGGAATGGTTACTGAGTTTAGATAAGATAGTACTAAACAAATTTCATCAGGTTCTGGTTTTTTATCAAATAAATCACCTGCGATAACATGTACATCGCAGTCTTTTTCTAATCTACTCATACGCTCAAACATTAGTTTAAAACGATTAGTTTGCCACTTATAAGGTACTTTCTTCTTATGTAGATTAACGTGCCAATCTGCACTACTCATAATCTTAATCATTGTTTATTTCCTTTAGTATTTTCTTTGCAACTTTAGTATTCCATTGAGGGCCATAATGATTTCTATCTCTAGCTAAATCATACTCTAAAGTTTCGTTAGTAGCTCCACCAAATTCCATTTCTAATTCTTCTATACTAAAATTAATAAACCTATCTCCATATAATTGTGTAAGAATTTCTATATAAGTTTTTTTAAGATATTTCCAATGCTCAGTAGGAGTTATTGTTTGTTCTAACCATTTATATAAAAGATTTTTCTTAGTATTATTCATTCCCATATTTTTTAGTATATGTTTATATCTGTATAAATAGTCTTCGTCATATAAGTTTTCTCTAGTAAGATAAGGCCATACTATAATTATCTTTTTAACCTTTGTATAGCTAAAAATCTTTAGAGCATTTAAAAAACAATGTTCACTAGCAGAGGCTGATACCCCTAAGTTTATGCACGTAGTGCCAGAAAACGATTCTAGTTTTTGTGGTATACAGTCTTCAAAAGCATTGCCTTCACCAAATATATGTGAACAACCTAATACTGAATAGCTATTTTCCCAATCTAACTTATCAAATTCTTTACATCTATATCCCTGTGAGTTAATAGTATATGTAACTGGTTTGTTAATATAATCCCAACTATTACCTATTATCTTTAAATTTTTAGTATAATCTAGTTCATTATCTCCGCCCCACCACTGTACTGTAGTATCCCTGTCTGGATTATTTTTAGATGTAGGTAAAAGTCTTAACATTTTTAGTTGGCCTCTTTTAGATAAGTATGCTATATATTGTAAGCAGCAAGTGAACAGGAGTTACACCGTAGGTGAAAAGCTAATGAACAGCGCTCCCACAACTGTTCTCCTGTGTTTAGAACGTTAGTTCTGTAGACGGGCAACGTAGTTGCATAACTGTCCGGTCCCGTATTGCGCCTATACTTCTAGATACCCATAGTCATTAGTATACCATGCAGCTACAGTAAATCGTGTACCCTTAGATACCGTATTAACTCCGTGTATATACTTACTAGTAGAAGGAAACATTAGAAGAGTATCTGCTTTAGGTCTAAAATTCCAATTTAATTCTGGAAAGTATATTTCTCCACCCTCATAGTCATCATTGATATAGTATATGCCAGACCATGTTCTAAAACTAGTAGGGTGATCTAGTTGATTTCCATCAGGCCAAGAATTGTCTGAGTGAGGAGTCATAGATGATCCTACTTTCCATCTGGTTATCTCAGTATTGTCTGGTGCGTGAAGCTCATTAAAGGCTTGATGTATAACAGTTTGTCCTACAAATCTAACAAAATTCATATATCTTTTTAACTCAAACTTAACAACAGTGTCGGTGTTGCTTAGTAACTTAAAAGGTATAGTTTTGCCTCTAAACATCTTTATTTGTTGTGCTTTAACAAAAATCTCATCATCAAATAGTTCTTCATTACTAAGAATTTTATTGTAAAAATCTTTATTACCCCCTTCTGCGAATAAGTTTTCTTTGATTCTTATCTGTTGTAATAATATTTCTCTATCTACGTCACTCATATTACTTTTCTTTTCTCAATTCTAATATCAGGCCCGCAACCACAAAAGCTAAAAGGACATACTATTGGTTTATTAATAATCTTTAAATCTTGCTTGTATACATTACCTATTTTACTTTTTGCATACTTTAGTAAGCAAGCACTGGGGTAGCTGTCCCCATTAGGTTTTATATGTAATCTAGTACTTCCTACATAGCAGTTTAGCCCTTGAAAGTTGGTTATATTATTAGCAAATAGATCATCTATAGTTTTGTAGGTTTCTACTTTATCTTCATAAGTGACTTCTGTATACCTACCACTACTTACTATACTAGGAGTACTTAGTATGTCCTCCTGCTCATTAGTATAGTTAATAAAACCTGATGCTATACTATTTGAATTAGTATCTTCATTTTTAATCTTACTATAACCTACTTTATTAGTATATTTTAACTCATTATAGACATATATGCAAGTGTTCCAATGATTGGGGTGCATCAAAACCCCTCCAGTTTTTAGATATCCATTATTATATAAAAACTTAACTTTATCTATAAATGCTTGAGGATTAGAAAATTCAGGATGAAAGCTTACGTCAATACATTCGCCAAAGGTCTTATTATATACTCTATTTCTCAACGTATTAAGTGGTATAGCTAAGTTAGTTATTATTTTTGGTATGTGACCACAATCGTATATATACTGAAGTAACTCAGCCCATTCTTTAAATAACATAGGCTCACCGCCTAAAAGGTCAATTTTCATTATTTTTTTGGGGTAATAAGAAGATAAGTAGTTTACTACTTTCTTATACTCTTGTATATTTTTTAACAGTAAAGGTTGAGTGTTATCATAACTTTTGCAATAACTACATGAATAGTTACACCTAGTTGTTAGATCCCACTCAACTTCTACGTCATACTCATTGGTAAAAGTTTTAATACTTTTGTACAAAACTATTTAACCACTGTTAATAATTTTAGATACATCACCTTCAAAAGTATAACTTCCGACATGATTTAGTTTAGTATTAGGGTCTAGCCAGATTTCTCCGCCTAGCTTTTGCCATCTACGACAGAAAGTATAGTCTTCTGAAAGATATCTATTATCGTCTGGATCGTGAATAGTATCAAAGAAAGAGTAACAATATTTATTAAACTTAGGATCTATATTAGAATCATTTCTATAGTGCAGTTCTGGATATGCCTGCATCATCTTTTCTACTACTCTCTTTTTTATCATAAAGAATCCCGTAGAAGCATCTAACACCTCAATAGCTCCGTTTTCTACTCTAATTCTACGTTTATCGTCATCTAAAAACTTAAAATTAATTGCGTACTGCACGGGTAGAGCTTTTTTAGGGTAAGCTGCTGCTATAATATCTTTATCGTAAGCTAATGCTCGCAGTACATCTTCTGCTTGAAATTCTATGTCAGAATCCACAAAAAATAAATGAGTACACTCACTTTCCAAAAACATAGCTGTTATAATATTTCTGGCTCTAGTAATTAAACTTTCATTTCTAAGAGTAGTAATTCTAAAGTTTATACCGTGCTGCATTAATGTTTGTGAAAGCCTGAACATACTTAAAAAGTACTGATCAGTTAGCATACCTCCATAACACGGAGTTGCAATAAAAATATTATGTTTTCTAAGCTGTTCTAAATCGATAGTTGCTTGATCACCATTTATCTCTTTAAAAGCACCAAAAGTCTTTGTTTTTGTTTTTGGCGCTTCAGTTTCTGGTGTAGTATTACTATCAGCAGAGTGACTATTTTTAGCAAAATCTGCTAATGATTTTTTCATGCTAAGTCATCCACATCTTCCGAAGGTTTGAATTCATCAGAAACATCACCCGCAAATAGCGTGGTATTTTGCATTAACCATTCTTTCTGAGTATCATAATCAGGACGCTTATAAATCTTACTAAGATCAAATAACTCTAATGCTGCTTCTTCTGCTTTAAGCGGAGAATTACTACGTGCAGGAATTAGTGTATACTTTACATTTTGAGGTAACGGTCCTGTTTTTTCTTTTTTGATAGTAAGGTCATAACCACCTTCTAGATCTGCGGGGTTGCCGTAGTCTGGATTAGTAGCGTAATCTACAATCTGTGCATAAATAGTTTGACGAAGATCTAATAGTTTAATACTATTATCTGATCTATCAATTACATTACATACGTAAGAGAATTGTGGTTTCTCAGAATATACATCTGTATCAATCTCTTTAAAAGGGTTAGGATTTGTAGATACAAATGTTTCTTTTTCTCTATCAAACTCTAAGCACTCAACAGGCATTTTCTTGCCTTCTTTTGTGACTACCCAGTAACAATATCTAGGCATTACATCACCTACTAGTCTAATTTTAGTATCTCCAATAGCCATAGATAGACGTTGAATATCTCGACGTTCTGAATTTCCTGAAGTTGATTTGCCTTTGGCTTTATCCCATGCGACCATGTTTTTATTCCTTTATTTGTGAACTATAGTTCTTTTGTGTAGGATGTCCTCGGAACCGAGGACTCTTGTGGAAAATATATATAATCTTCTTTTATATCTAAAAAAGGATTATAAGCTACCTTATTAAAATAGTTTCTTGGTATGTGATCTACTTTCTCAGTAACTCTTCTCATTGAAAGTGCTCGCAGATATAACATCTTTTGTCTTGCACTTACGTTTGTAAATAAAAAACTTGGATTCTTAAAATAACTTTGAATCTCTTTAGTTCTATAATTACATACTAAATTACTTTTATATTGAGTAAATGTCTTAGCATAGAATAAAAACGGTGGTATGTGGTTAATATTCAATTTATTAAGAAGATTTTTAGCATATGACTCATTATATATTGTAGTTTGGGCATATGCCAAGATAATAATAGCAGCAGGATCTCTTCTTCCTACTGATACTAATTCTGCCCAATTAAAGTATGTCATATCCACGTTGCTTATACCATTCTAATCTTTTTTGCTGCTGTCTAGCTACAACTCCTCCAGTCAGCCAAAAATCTTCTACTAAAGGTATCTTAGCATCATTATGCTCTCGTATAATTCTACCTATTCTTTGTTCCATTTTTATAGGATTATTATTAGGACAAGTGATATAAAGAGTATCAAGCCTATGACAAGATATACCTTCATCAAAAAGTTTCGTAGATAGTACCGCTTTGTACTTACCACCAACATTCGAAAGAACGTCTGTTCTAGTTGATTCATCTGTTTCTCCTATTAAGCATACGCTATCTGGTATAAGCAATTGTAGATCTTTGAGCATTTGTACACGCTCTCCTAATATTAAGGGGCATCTACCTGCTTTTATATGTTCTTTAGCTACTTTAGCTATCAGTTTTATATAATTTTTATTTGAGCACAACTTATTTAGTTGTCTAGACCAATCTCTTTGAGGATCTATAACATTAAATCTAACATCTGTTCTTCTAATATGGACACTTGGATTATCGTGTTGTCTAGGGTCTTTAGCATGTACCATAAAAGTAGAAAAGTAATCAGATAAAAATACATGTTTACCGTCTTTTCTTCTTGGAGTGGCGCTAATACCTATTTTTATTTTTGCATTAATACCATTTAATGCAGTAGAGAACATTTCTGCAGGACATAGGTGTGCTTCGTCTACTAGTACCATAGAAAAGTTATTTTTTAAACTATCTATATTATTGTAAACACTTTTATATATGCCAACAGTAACGTCTTGTATATCAAGTATACCATCTCCTACTTTACCTATCTTAGCTGTAGGTATTTGCTTTTCTAATTCTTCTATCCACTGTCTAAATAGTAACTTAGTATGCACCATTATTAATGTCTTAGTTTTATTTCTAGATATAATGTCACAACCAGTAAAAGTTTTACCCCACCCACAAGGTGCTTGTAATATACCACTTCGCGCTCTTCCTCTAGAAAAAAACTGATCTACTACATCATTTTGTTCTGGACGTAGAGTTCCTGAGAAAGATAAATCTGTATCTGTAATTTCAAAGGTTCTATTATCAACTACGCTCTCCCACTCTAGTTTATAATATCCATTAGCAGGTACTATATAATGAGTTTCTGACTCTGATATAGTTGATAAAAATTCTTCTCCGTTATCATAAGTAAATAAAGCAATAAGCTCGTCATGATCTTCTACGTCTTGTTTTTTTATATATAATCTATCAGATATTTCTATCTCTTTTACTTTTGCTTTTTTCATACTACTGCTACAGCTTTCTTTATATCCTTATCATATGTAAATTCTTTTATATACCATTCATTATGTATATGTACTATGCTAGCAAATAGTTGATCATTAACTACTATAGTTTCTTTTGTATTTACTACGAAAGGGTATGATATATTATGTAACCATACAAGATTACCCTTAATTCTAATTATTTTTCTTTTATCCATACTTACATACTCTTTCACAGATAAATCATGAGGTATACCTTTACAGTCTATCCCCCACTTAATATTGCTTATTAATACATCTTGTAAGTTTCTACAAGTATAGTTAAATTTTAACCTGTTGTCTATATTAACCAGTCTTGAAAAATAATCTCCTGATAAGGTTTTATCATCTACAGTCTCATTATGGCTGTTTTCATGTTTCTTTATCAATATCTTATCTAAGGTATAAATTACCTTATAAGGTTTCTTTATTAAACCAAAAAAAGGATAATTTATACCTAAGAATTTACTCATTACTAGTAATCTTCTAACTCACCCCAGCTAGGTCCTATTTCAAAGTCTACTTTAATAGGACAGTTTGGTATAGATAACCCTCTATCTCGCTGAATACATTCTTTAGCATTTTTTACGTATTCATCTACTAAATCTTCACGTACTTCTGATACTATAGAGTCATGAACTACTGTGAATGGCAAGATAACATCTTGGTAGTTATTATCCTCAATCCAAGTAATTAAGTCAATAACTCCTAGAATATTAATATCAGAGGCTACAGACTGTACTAAAAAGTTAACTCCTGAGCGCACTGCGTGCTTAGATACGCCTTTATTAGCTGACTTAGCTTCTGGTAGCCTACGTTTACGACCAAAGAATGCGTAGATAAAAGCATGGTTTTCGATTTGGTCATTAGAGCCATCAATAAATCTTTTAAGATTCTTAGCTTCTCCAAAGTACTTTGTAATAAACTGTTTAGCTTGTCCTACGGTAATCTCTTCTCCTAGCTTAGCATCTTTGTTAACTGTCTCAGCAATCTTAGCTGGACCAGCTTGATACATAATACCAAAGGTAATAGCTTTAGCATACTGACGTTGAGCAGGATGCTTATCCTTTACTTCACTAACTTCACAATCAAGATTAAACATTTGTTTTGCTACATATGAGTGAAAGTCTAGCTTATCAATAAAAGCTTGCATTAGAAACTTATCATTAGCTAACACAGCAGCATAATATACTTCTGCAGTACCTAAGTCACACTGTATTATTTTATATCCTGGTCGTGCTTTGAACAGTTTTTTGATGTCTTTGTTATCTCTTGGAATATTCTGGTAGTTAAGGTTGCCACTACTAGATAGACGCCCGCTAGTAGTACCATGAATATTAAAACCACTGCGAAGCCTGCCATCAAAATTTACACCTTTCTTAATATTATTAATATATGTACCAGCCATTTTAGACTTTTCTCTAAGCTCTAGTACAGCTTCTGAGAGAGGATGTCCCATCTCTTTAAGTACTTCTTTATCTACAGATGCTGCCCCTGTGTCAGTTTTCTTAGTAGACTTAATATTTAAGATATTAAAGAATAGTTCACGTAGTTGCATAGTAGAATTAGGATTAAAGCTTTTTTGATGTATACGCTCAAAACGCTTTACAGCTTCGTGACGACTAATTTCTTCTATAGCTTCTTCTACATCAATTTGGTATTGTGTAGCTAACCATTCTACAAACGTAACATCTACAGGACCGCCATTAAGCTCTAGAGTTTTAAGAGCATAAGTGCCGGGTAGTAGAATGGTTTTATATAGCCTAGAAAACTCTGGGCTTTTGTCTACTAAGGGTTTAAACTTATTATATAATTGAAAAGTTGCATCTCCGTCTTTACAAGCATATGGTCCTAAAATATCACTAGGTAGCATACCGTAGTTAAAGTCTGCTAGTTTTACTTTATTTTGTCTAGCCCATGACTTTTTATACTCGTCTAGCTCTTTATCATAGTCGCCTAGATCAGTAAAGCGCATAGCTAAAGGCTTGAGTCCATGAGTACCTACAGCTTCTTCTAAGCAATAGTGCAACAACATTGTATCTTCATAGTCAGGAAATTCAAAACCATACTCATATTCCATATAACCCATATCGAACTTAGCGTTATGAAAGATACATTTTTTAGATTTAAATATATCATGAAACCACTGTTTATGTTTTTGTACTAAGTCAGCAGATACATACAGACCTTGATGTTCTTTAGTGGATATAGCAATACCTAATATAACTCCTGTAAAAGGAGATACGCTAGTAGTTTCAATATCTGCAACAATAGGATTAGCTTCTTCGATTTGCGCTTTATACTTAATGAATTGTTCTTCGGTCTCAATAAAGCAATAGTCTTTTTCAGCGGTCTTACCAAAGTCTGGGTCTGATAGAATTTTAGGAATCTGCGAAAAAGCGCGTTTAATATCGTCTTCTAGTTGAGGCTTAATAATACAGATATTAGGGTGCATTATAGGAAGATACTTTTTCTCTACATACATACCATTATACTTTTGAATACCTGTCATACCTGCAGCATACTTTAAACTATCTGCACCAATAGGGCAGATAATTCTATAATCTTCTAACTCTTTTAAGTCAAGATCTACGTCTTTCTTAAGGATTTTATCCTTATCACTAGAACTTAGAAATTTTATATCGTAGTCTACGCCCTTAAGGTATTTATTAATAACACCTTTAGCATCTTTCTCTGCTGTACTTGGAAATACAAAACATACGTCTGTCATTTTAAGCAATTCTCCGCTTGTCTTTGGGTTAATTCTCCAGGGTCAACTCCGTTTGGTAGTTTGATTATTCTAGAAAATATATTTTTAGTGTCTAAGGAATTAGCTATCTTAGTAGCTGCCATTTGCCCAGCGGCATCTGGGTCCATCATAATATCTACTCTAGTTACTCCAAGCCTATCTATCATAGTTAGTTTTTTCTTACTAAAGTTACTAGCCCCAAATATACATAAAGTATTCTTATAGCCTAGCTGCCACATATTTAACATGTCAAATATGCCTTCTACAAGAATTATGTAGTTGGTATTCTTGATCTTATCTATAGGAAATAAACAATCAGATACTACAGCATTCATAGGCTGTCTATTATATTTTGATTGATTAGCTAGATTCTTAATAGATCTACCTTCTATAAACTTTATCTTACCAAATTGATATACAGGTATGCAAAGGTAATCTTGCAAACCCATCTTACCTGTGGTAAAACTATTAAACTCTTTTAGTACTCTTGCGTCAATACCTTTAAACTCCTGATTAAAAGCCTGTCTATCATCAGGTATTTCTACACTATTTAACTCCATCTTAGCCTCTAGTTTCTGTTTTAGTTTTCTAAGCATGTAAGGATGTTTGCTATCAAAATCAAGAATTACAGTTTCGCCAATAGAAGCTAGGAACTTAGTAGTACCTCCACCGAATCCACAACTCCAACAATGAAACATTTCTTTTTCTAAATTAAAAGAAAGGCTAGGACTTTTATCTACATGTATACCACTAGTGCATGATATTAAAATTTCACTAGGATTGTTAGTTTTACGATACTCTATGCCTCTTTTCTCTAAAAGATCAGTTAAGTTCATATGTCTCTAGGCCCTTGCTTTTCATTATCTGAGCCAAATTTAGCTCCTGCATGAGGTTTCTCATTAATTAACGCTGAAGAGTTAGGGTTAATCTTAACACAAGTCCAATCCATAGCTACATCAAAACTCATAGCTTTACCGTTACGAATCTTAGTAGTATGAATAGTAATCTTACTATCAAGACCTCTATCTTCTCCTTCTGCGGGAGGAAAGAAATTAAAGCTTCTATCAGCAGAGTCTAAAATACCTTTTGCAAACCTAGCTTCTCCAGAAGCATCGATTTGGTATGGAGAGATCATAGTTACATCATATTTACGAGCTAGTGATTTAAGATTATCCGCAATAGTAATCTGTGTTTTCCAGTCTTTTTGATCATCATGTTTAATAATATTAATGTAGTCAACTACAGTCATGTTAAAATTAGGATACTTAGAGGAAAACATATTACAGTAGTGGTCAATACGGTTAAGTGTAAGAGACTCATCATCGATCATAAATAATCTATGGTCAGTTAGTTCAGGCTTAACAATTTTAATACGTTTATCAAATGTTTTAAAGTCTTTACTAGTTTCTAACTCAGTCAGTAGCATATCTACCTCTGCAGATGATTTATACATCTGCGCAAATTTAGCTTTAGCTATCTGTACTCGTTGATTAGCAGTAAGTTTATTCCTAAAAATATCAAGAAAAGGAACTCCTGACATTATAGACAGTACTCTATCATAAACTTCTTTGTAGCGCATCTCTATAGTAAAGAAAGCTACGGTGTTACCCTCTAAGAATCTATTTATAGCTAGATTTAAGGATATGATAGACTTACCAGAGCCCCTACGACCTCCTAGTAATATTAGCTCTTGAGTAGCAAAACCACCATTAATAGCGTCAAACTCAGCGGATAGTCCAGAAGGGTATATCTTAAAGTCATCTTCATCTGGAAAAAAGTCAAGGGTAGCTACATCGTATAACTCATCATCATGAGGTATAGCCTGATTCATATGTAATAAGTGATTTTGGAATTTATCTACAATCTCGACTTTTTCTAAATCCTCAAGATCATCTATCAACTTATCAATAAAAGTAATAGACTCATCTCGAATATAATAATCTTGCAATTGTGCTAGCAAAAACTCATCTTGTATTTGTTTATTTACATTTTCTTTAGCACATATTTGATTTTCTATAAATTCTTGTAGCCCTTGGTCTTTACGAGTAGTGAGCAATTCTTCTGCAGAGGGTAGTCGAGTGTTAGCTTTATAAAAAGATTTTATCTTATCAAATACCATACTGTTAGTACCAGTAAAATACTGATTTAGTAACTTAGAATATAGTGCATTACTCTGAGTATCTAAAAGACGACGCAGAGTCAGTTTTTGTAAATCAATTGCCATTAGGCCGCCTTAACTGGGTATAATTGGTCACGAGTAAAAGTATAAAAAGCACCCATATCATCTGCACGCCAAACGCGATAATACTCTCTTCCAGTTTCTTCAATAGTTTTATTAATTTTATTTATAATATCTTTAACAGCATTAAGTTTCATTTCTGTACCATCTTCAAATTGCCAGTAGATTTCATAATGAATACCTTCTTGAGGCTCTTGCCACTTATTTTTAGGGCCAGGTTTAAATGTGTAAGTCTCTACATACCTTTGTCTACCTTCACCAAGGTTTTCAATCTTGTCTTCATCATACACATCATCTACTATACCAAAGCAGTTAAGTTTAGCTAGAAATACTTTATCACCTTTTGCAAATTTTACTTCTAGATCTTGTATAATATGGTCAACCTTGGCTTCTGAATTCTTGCCACGGCCTCTAATTGGAACATTTAGCTCCATTAGTATAGCTTTAACTTTTTGTGGGGATATATAAAACTGCTTAGATATAGCAGATTGTGCCATACCGTTTAGGTATGAATCAGCAATAGACTGTTTTTCTTTAACAGTAAAAATCTTTTTACGCGCAGCTTTTTTAAGTTCTGCTTCGCGTTCAAGACCTCTATGAAAGTCTTCTATAATTGTATCTAGTTTTTTAGTATTATATGCGATACCTAAATGTTCGCAACAAGCTTTTTTAGTCTTCTTTGTCTTAATCATCCAAAGTACTTGACGAATCTTAGCTTCTGATATTTCTTGGGCTTTAGCCATATTCTGCTCCTATTTGTTATAACTATAATAACACTAGTTGAGCAGGATTGCAATATGAATATTAATGAACAATGAGGGTGTCGTCTATAAAGAACAAATCTGATACTACTTCCCTGATTAACCCAGTATCTGTGTATATAGGTATAAACTTTTCATTAAAAAATCTATTACTTCTATATAGTTTTTCTAAGTAAAAACTACTAATATAAGATTCAACTAGATCTGTAAAATCATTTGAATCTTCAGGTACTTTTTCATAGTAACTTTTTACCATAGCCTCAAAGTACATAGTTTTACCTTCTAAGCTTAGTGCAAGGACTGAGTTTAGTGCTCCGTCTGATAGTTCTTCTAACCTAAATTCTTTTTTCACTAGCTGTAACTATTCTTTCATTTTAATAAAAAAGGACAGTGTTTCCACCGTCCTTTAGTTTAGCTAAAATAGTATTTTTAGTCAATGGTAATTATGCATCAGCTGCTTTTGGAGTATAATCTGCACAGCTAAGACCGCGACGAGTAAGTACTGTTTTTACGCCTCGAACTGTTTTGTCAAAAGATGTTGCAATTTCTTCAACAGTTGAATCAAGCATATCTTCAATACCTGCATATGGGTCAGCTTTGACATCTTTTTTGTCACGCTGTGGAGCTTTCATACCCATGGACAATAGCTTGCCACGGATAGAGTTTACAGAGCGGCCTACTGCGTCAGCAATATCCTCTAGATACGCACCATCGGATACCATAGTACTGATTTGTGCTTCTTCAGCCTCAGAGTAAGTACGTGGAGTTACTTTTTTCTCTGCTGGTTTAATGTGTGAAGTCATTTCAAGTGAAAGAGCTTTACCATTAATCTGACGAGCAGTAAATTTGGCGTCTGCAAATGCTTCTGCAATATCTTCAGCAGTCATATTACCTGAGTTTGCACTCAAGAATGAGGATAGCGCTGTTGTTTCATCAGCAGAAAATACAGGAGCTGCACCTGGCTTCTTAGGTACATCATAGCCGAGTTTACGCAATTTTGCGGTTACTGAGCGGCGAGGAAAATCAAGTTCTCCCATTAGTCCTTCAATGGACTCTTCGGTAAGGCCAGCAGCTGCAACTTCTTGTAGGCGAGTTACCATTTCATCGGAATATTCAAATTTAGGCATGTATGATCCTTTCATAGATCGTTAGGTTGGTTTTTGTTAAATTAAACAAAAGAGTTATATTTCTCTCTCTTGGCTTATTTTTATATATTACATTCAATCTTTACAAGAAGCAAGTATAAATTGAAGGTTTTACTGCTAGTTGGTGGTTTTATAACTATTAAAAATTACCAACTAGTACTTCTTTTTTACTTGACCAATAGTCAACTATCTTTACTCCAAGCGTATTAGCTTTTTTAAACTTAGAAGAGGAGTTATCTCCTGCTGTAATTAATGCGTAGCAGTCTTTAGTAACTGTGGAAGTAACTTTAAAACCTTTAGTTTCTAGTATAGAACCTAATTCAGTTCTAGCCATGTCTAGTTTTCCTGTAATACATATCTTACGAGACTCTGTACCTATTATATCCTCTACTGTTACATTCTGTTCTAGTTTTAAAGGAAGTGTGTGTACCCAGTCTTCGTTTTCGTCAAGCCAAGATAAGATAGAGTCTATTGTAGAAGGTCCTACCCCCTTAATATCAATAGTAGCAATATCTCTCAATCTTTTAAATGTAGGTATTTTACTTACTATGAGTTTCGATGCTCGCTTACCTACCCCATTAATACCAAGAGATGCTAATACTAACTCATATGGTTTAGTTTTAGCCCTATCTATCTCAGCTTCTATATTAGGCCCTATAGCGCCTAATTTATCCCAATTGTTGTCATTAAACAAATCAACGGGATGTGTTAAGCCCATTTTCTTAACGTTAGCTGGGCCTAATCCTTTAATATCAATAGTTTTAATAAAATGTTCTAAAACTTTTGCTGTATTAATATTACTCTTATCTTTAACCAGTAACCTAGGACCATCTTTACGCGTGTCGGTTCCTACAGCCTTTTCAGCATGATTTTGATTAATCTTTAATCCGTGCTTAGAATGTTCTATAACTCTAAGAAACTTTGGTATAACGCCTCCAGCTCTTTCAATCTCAATAGTATCGCCTAGACCTAAGCTGTGCTGTTCTATAATACCTAGATTATGTAATGTAACTCTTGAAATAGTAGCATCATCTAGAGTAACAGGGTCAATAATACCTGTAGGATTTACAGTACCAGTTCTGCCTATTACCCATACTACGTCTTGCAGAGTAGTAATAGCTGTTTCTGCTTCTCTTTCTTTTAAGGCTATAGCAAATCTAGGATACTTAGATGTATAGCCTAGTTTAATACATTTTTTAAAGTCATTAATTCTATAAACTATTCCATCTTGAGGATAATCTTTAGCTTTTTCATCTAATACAGTAAAGAATCCCATATTACTAAGTACTGCCATACGATTAGTATAGTTAATCTCAAAACCTAGTGAGTCATGAGCTACAAATATAATTTCTCGTTCTTTAAACTCTTTAGCAGATTTTAAGCCAAGAGCCCCACTTACATAGTTTCTATAATTTTCTACCGGCTTGTCTGTAAGACACTCGCCATTAACTACTAATAATTCTATTTCCGTATCAATTTTAATAGGTATATTACTAATTTCCGTAGCTAGATGTGTGACATTTTCACCCATCTCACCATCGCCTCTAGTAAGTGCTAGCTTTAGCTTTCCTCTTTTATAGATAAGGGATAAGTTAGCGCCATCAATTTTTGGGGTTATGATATCAAAATCTTCATCAATAGCTTCTAAATCATACTCTTTTCTTAAGGAGTATAGTTTAAATGGGTGTTTTACTTTACCTGCTTTACCACCTACTTTTAAAGTAGGAGAGTCAGAATCACGCCAGCCTTGAGCTTGTTCTACTGCTTCAAGTTTTTCATATAATTTATCCCATTCCGCATCAGAGATAACTGATACAGATGAGTCATAATAGGAATGACTGTGTTTTAGTACTGTGTTTTTTAATTGTTCATAATTCATATTATTAATATATGTTAAGTTTTAGCATTATGGAAGATCATTGTTAAATCTATTAAGTCTTTCTAACCATAATAATACATAAGCTCTTACGTTACTTATGTTAGGCATAGCCTTAAGTCTAGCACATAAAGCTAAGTACTCTTTTTCAAAAGAACTATAATCATAGCTTAAAAAATTATAATTATCCATATTATGTATATTATCAGCTATAATAGGCTTAATAATCTTGTCACTTTTCATAGTATATTTTATTTTTGCTTTTGTAATATGCCCTACACTTCCGCATATTCTTATTATAAGAACTTTACTTATTATTTTATGTATATCTGGATCGTGAGTTCTTATAAGAAGTTTTTTATTATTTTGTATACACAGATCTACGTGAAGCTTAAAAGTACTGATGTCCATAATTTCTAGGGTAAATACCGAAGTATGCGCTGTAGTAGCATGATTTTCTCTAATGCTAGTATTATCTCCAATATTATACATATCATAGCCCTCAGTTTTTCTAGGCCAATCTAAAGGTTTTTTATTATTATCATCTTCCCAGTCTGCGCTAGCAAAGTGTTTTAGCCATAAAAATTTACTATCTGTACTACATATAGATCTATATAGTACATTACCTCCATGCCCTCCTCTGTAGTATAATATAGTAAATAATTCAGGATACTTGTTAATGAATTGTATTATAAGTTTGTGCTCATTTTTATTTTTAATATCTATCTGAGGTACATACGTCATTGCTTACTTAACCATATTTGTATAAAGATTTTGACATGGTTATTAGGTGTTAGTTTTAAATAACTACATAATTTTTCATATTCGTTATCAAAATCTGTAAATAATAACTTATTAATGTCTATATTTAATGTATTAACTTCTAGTACCTTTTCTAAAGGTTTCGTAGCTTTTATTTTTCTTTTGGGACTTCCTATAATTCTTACTATGGGTACAGACTTATTAAAAGATCGTATATCAAAGTCAGTTTTAACTATAAGTTTTTGTTTATTTTTCATAGCTTTTTTAACTAATTGTACATTTTTAATAAGTTCTGTAGTATCACCATCATTAAAAATATTACAGTACCCTGTGTGGCATGCGCTTAGTTGCTCTTCTGTGTTTAATTTAGAATTCTGTAATCTAAAACCTTTGTCCGGCCAAATTAAAGAATCTTTTATGTTTTCTTCGTTATTATTAATATCGTTATCCCAATAATACTGACTATCTGCTCCTATTATTCTTTGAACAAGATTACCTGCACTACCTCTAGCATACTGTATTACAAGTAAGTGTTTCTCCAAAGAGTTTACAAATCTTACATCATCCATCTAATCGCCAACTAACTACGCTATCTATGTTTTCTTTGCTCCAAGAATCATAATAACCTTGTTTTCTTAATTTGTTACTAGCATTATTTAGTTTATCTAAAGATTGTACTAGTAATAGTGCCCACGAGCCTTGATTCATTACTACATTACTTATAATTTCTTCATCATTAGGATGATCTTCTAGTACTACGTACCCTCTTTTACGTAAGAATTTATTATTTGCTATATCAGCCGCTGAACTAAGTTCTTTTACTGATACTAACATAGGGTCACAGCCTATAATTGCAATTTCTTTATTTTTCGGCCAATGATAAGTAATATTTTCGCATATTGCTATAAGATAGTCGTGATTACTTATATGCTCATATGCATTACTAAACTCTATATATTCTATCTTATTAGATATCATAGCTTCTTTTGCAAAAGGGCAGGGTATAGCTCCTAAAGTACTATTATGTACACTAACAAACTGTAATACCCACTCTTCTATATCTTGTTTTAGTCTATCCACGACTTTCCTAACAACTCAAATCCTTCTAGCTTGTACTTATATTCGTCATCTGAGCCAAGGTATAGATAATTATAACCTAAACTTTTATAGTATGCACACTCATTTTGTAAACTGTTGATACCTAGTCTTAGTTTTGGATTTGCATAGTCCCAGGCATGTTGATCTGCCCACACACTTTTTTGGCTATCATATTTAACTATAATACTAAAAGCGCTAAGTTTGTTTTCGTAGTAGTAACCTAGTACTTCATTTTTACTAATTTCTTCTTCAAACAAAGGACATACGCTTTTAAAATTTTTATAAGCACAATATTTATTATAAATAAGCAATAACTCTTCATAGCTTGGGTTAACAAGTACCTCCCAATCATCTAATTGTGAGTATGAAGTTTTTTTTAAGTCTACTCTACATTCTAGCATAGTTATATAAATCCTATATCTGTAACTGGTTTTTTTCTATCAGGAAAGTAATCCTGTTGATTTCCTTCTCTTAGAAGATCCAAGGTAATGCAATGTAG